GCCCTTTACGGGCTCCGCTGTATTGCCGAAGCTAGGTTCGACAGCACAGAAACAACTTAGATGTTGGATGCGTGGCCCTAAGCGCCTTTTCTCAAGACCAATTATTAATGCTATGATCCTGTGAAGGAAAGCAGTTAAATCATGAATCTTAAGTGAGTCATGGTGTTAATTTGAGGTTAAGAGTTCTGGTGTGAAGTCCCACAAATCTTCTTGAAGAGTTGCTATGTCTCTCGAATCCCACCCCCGCAGTACACTTATTTATCCTAACAGCAAAAGCTGAGCCTCGCCAAGGCGAGAACGTAGGGAAGCGTAGAGCAAGGTGAGTCTGTGAGACCAACCCGTGACAGAAGATTCTAGGGACTCCCCCTATTAAAACTCATTACGGTGTAACTAAACACAGATTCTGTGCCTAGGATCGAAAGATTCTAGAGGATGTCTATGGTGACGAGCTGTAGACTAGCAGAGCCCTTGTTCGAGGTGAAACGCGTCAGTAGCAAAAAGGTTAGATCCCCTGAGGGGTTCGTAACGTCTCTTTGCGTCAGCGAGTATCTCGAGGTGAAAGTGACTCCGGAGTCGGCTAGTAGTCACCCTATTTTAAGATAGGAATGATGAAAGTCCATTTCGGACGATCGGAAGCGTAGAGTCCACTCAATGACAAGAAGGGAAAACCCTTAAAGGCATCGACCACAGCATAGCTGGGTAAGTGGATCGTCGTTTCAGAGCGATAGCGCCAATGTGAGGTGAGGAGTCTAGTGATAGACAGGAATCTCCTTAAAGAGATTTTCCTCAATCCTGAGAGCAGTAATCCGAGGGCAAAGGCTACTACTTCGGTATGTAGATCCCTGGTACTCGGCAAGCGAAAATGGGAAATTCTTATGGTAACATAAGGGGTCCATCACATACGTGACGTTGCTGGAACTAACGACAATCAGGCAACCCGCCTGAGAGCGTACTAACGCGACCTTCTGCCTACCCCCCCCAGGGGGGAGTGGGGAACAGAAGACTTAAGGGTAATAAAATTAAAATTTTAAAACTATGCTAAACATCAGACACCTTTACGGGCGCCTGGTGCCGCGAAACTTAAGTTGGTCCTTCTGTGTAAAAGCAGAGGCAAAATTAGCGGGACTTCTCTTACGAGTCGTTCCGTTAATCTTTGGGCAATTATCCTCGTCGTTAGTGAAAGTCGTATGGGGCTACGCAAAGAACGTTAGACGGATCTACAAGTCCTCAGGGCCAAAGGGCCTATCTATTTATCTTAAAACCTGTTCTGTGCTATTGCAGCAGAGTGCGGGAGGGATGAAGACGAGAAGTCCAATGGCCTTGGGGTGCAATGTAGCTCGAACTCGTCGCGGGATTCCCACGATCATAAATCCCTGGCATCGCCGTCAGATTATTTCGGGCGATGTCGGCGTCATTAGACTTTGGCTGTCTCTTTTTGGGCTTTATAGGGTTATAGAGTTCAAGGGAGCGCTAAAGTTGAAAACGATAACGGATCCTGGGAAAGACATTTCTCAATTCCGAACGGACGCGTGGTCCTCGTGGGTACCGCTCTTCTTTACGAAGATCCGGAAGCACACTGGATCGGAGTGGAAGATGGATCCTTCGCGAGATCTAACTCCTTGGTCAATCCCGTTTATCACGAAGTCTGCTCCTAATACGAGTGGATTAGCATCGGTGGTGGGGCTGCCGCTGGATTTTCTGGCGTTTGCCTCGGATCCGATGATGCTAGCTACCCTGAAAAAGTGGCTAGCTATGGTGGACGGGCTAGACTTAACTTGGGCTTTTAAACCTTTTCTGAACTGGTTTGAGAAAGCCGGTGAGGATTACTATAAGAGCCTAGAGTTGGAGCCTCAGAGTGACCTCGGACGAACTCCGCTGGGCGCCTCGATGAGGGAATATCACCTGGGAATCCTCTCAGGTGTGAAAACCTACTCGGGGTTCCTGGCTCAGTTCAAATGGGGGAAACCTCTGAGCTTTGGGAAATTAGGTTTCAAGGAGGAGCCTGGCAAGATTCGAGTGTTTGCCATGGTGAACATCATTACCCAGACAGTCATGAAACCCCTTCATGATTGGATATTCAAAGGGTTGAGAGAGATCTCAACTGATGGGACCTTTAATCAAACTGCTCCGGTGGAGCGGTTGATACGAGGGTTTCGTGCTGAGCGGCAGTTTGTCGCAAGTTACGATTTATCGGCGGC